AAGCATGTTCAAATTTTTGACAAATGGTTAAGAAAAGGTAAAGAAAACCTAACTCCAGATGAAGTTAAAGTATTAACTGTTGGAAACGATACAACAGCTGGTTACCTTGCTCCACCTGAATATGTAAGAGAACTAATTAAAGGAATAGTTGAATATTCTCCAATTAGATCAATTGCTAGAATCAGAAGCACATCTCAAAGAAGCATTCAAGTTCCTAAAAGAACTGGTGAGTTTACTGCTCAATGGGTTGCTGAAGAAGGTACAAGAAGCGAAACTACTGGATACACAGTTGGTTTAGAAGAAATCGCAGCACACGAAATGTATGCTTTGGTTGATATTTCTGAACAAGAACTTGAAGATTCAGTTTTCAATCTTGAAGCAGAAATGAACTCTGAATTTACAGAGCAATTTGCAAAAGCAGAAGGTACAGCATTTGTATCAGGAAACTCTGTTGGAAAACCAGAAGGTATTCTTACAGGCTTACCAGCAGGTAGATCACAAACATCACTTACTAATGACGTTCTTGGTGCAAATGATTTAGTTAATGCAGCACACAATGTTAAAGCAGAATATGCTAGAAATGGTTCTTGGATTATGTCTAGATCAACTCTTGCTACTGTTAGAAAAATGCAAGATACAGCAGGACAATATATTTTCCAACCAGGTGTATATGCTATGGGTGTTGGTTCTAATATTTTAGGACACCCTATTGTTGAGTGTACTGATATGCCATCAGTTGGTAACGGTCTTGTTCCAGTTGTGTTTGGTGATTTTAGAAGAGGATATATGATTGTTGATAGAACTGTTTTATCTATCATGAGAGATCCTTTTACTCAAGCTGCATCAGGTAATGTAAGATACATCGCTAGAAGAAGAGTGGGTGGTCAAGTTATCCTTGATGAGGCTTTAACTAAAATTACTATTCAGTAATTAATATTAATAATAAAAGGAGAATAAAAAAATGTTTGATTTAAAAAACAACATTGAACTTGTTGAGTGCCTTAATGCTATCGTAAAAGCTGCAGATACAAATGCTGCTGGTATTGATACACAAGGTTTTAATAGTTCAATGGCAATAGTAAATGTAGGTGCACCTGGAGTAACTTTCAGTACAACTCACAAAGTTGATATTAGACTACAAGATAGTTCTGATAACTCAACTTTTGCTGATGTAACTGACAATAATTATGTTACAGGTGGAACTGTTGGTGGTACTGGTATATGGCAAACTATTGATGCTGATGGCGATTGTAATGCTGTCTATGGTCTAGGTTATGTTGGTCCAGAAAGATACTACAGAGTTGTACTTGATTTTTCAGGAACTCATGGAACTGGTACTGTCTTTGGTGTTGTGGGTGCTCAAAGCAATCCACTTCATGCTCCAACTACAGAAGCTGCTAATCTATAATTTAATTTATAGATAATAAAATTATCTTAGGATAATATATTTTTGGGGGAGGAAAGCGAGAGTGGAACTTCCCCAAGATACTTAAAATTTACAAAGGAGAAAAATATGAAAATAAAAATGAAACAAGATAAGGTAGCAAGTGCTGATGAAAATGGTTCTAGCAGTATGACTTATGCAAAAGATAGTGTGCATGATATGAATAGTGAATGGCAAATGAAATTAGCTACAAACTTTATAAATAATAATAGAGCAGAATCTGTGTCAACAGAAACAACTAAAAAAGTTATTGTTGATATGGAAAAAAAAGAAAAAAAAAGTATTGTCAAAAAAATATTTGGCAAAAAAAAATAAGGATTAAATAATGAGTGGATTAAAAACAGATACAGCTTGGGCAACAAATGTAGTTAGTATTGCTGACTTTAAATTGTTTGCGAGAATTGATAGTTCTGATTCATCAGAAAACGCACTCATTGAATCCCTTGTATTTTTAGCACAAGATATGGCAGAAAGCTATACAGGTAGAGCAATAACTCAACAAGATTTAAGTTTGTTCTTGGATAGATTACCTTTCTATTCAGACCAAAGATTACCAGAGGGTGTATTTACAGCACCAGACTTACAAGCTAATCAAAATTATATAGTATTGCCTAAACCTAATTTGGTTTCAGTAACTCATGTTAAATATTATGATAATGATAATACAGCATCAACATTTGCTACAAGTAATTATTATGTAGATACTACAAGTGAACAAGGTAGAGTAGTTTTAAAAAATGGATCAAGTTGGCCGACTGCTTCTGAATTAAGAAATGCTAATGCTTATGAGATTAAATTTAGAGCAGGATATGGTAATGCGGCAAGTGATGTACCAAAGCCTTTAGTACAAGGAATTAAAATGTTAGCTTTACATCTTTATGAAAATAGAGAAATAGCAACAAGTATGAATGTTAATCTTATACCTAATACAGTAGCAATGTTATTTGCACCTTATAAGGTTCAAAGATTAAATAACTTTTTAGGAGCATAATATGTCAGTATCAAGAGTTGGTAAAACAAGAAATCAAATTACTTTACAAAATTCTGTTTTATCTACTGATAGTATAGGTGGTTATACTACTGCTAGAACTACTTATGTTACAGCTTATGCAAAGATGACACCTAAAGGTGGTAAAGAAATATTTTCTGATAAGACAGGGCGACAAATAGAAAACCCACATACATACGAATTTCTTATAAGATATAATGGAACTAAAAGTGCCATAACAACAAATATGAGAATATTATTTGGTAGTAGAAGTTTTAATATAACTAAAATTAATGATGAGAATGATTATAATAATTATATTACTTTAGAAGCTATTGAAGATGTGGCGAACTAATGGATATTAAATTTAAAGTTTCTAATTTAAAAAAAGTTTTATCTCAATTAGATAAACTAGAAAAAGATATGGAAATACCTTTTCAACAAATAGTAAAAGGTGGTGGACAGTTAATTAGAACAGAAGCAATTAAAAGTATTCAAACAGGTGCAAAGTCAGGAGTTATATATCAAATGTATAATCCTCGTAGAGAACATAGAGCATCTGCACCTGGACAAGCACCAGCAAGTGATACTGGAAATTTAGTAAGTAAAATAATTGTTAGACAAAAAAGTCAAGATGTTACAAGTGTAGAAAGTAATGCAAATTATTCTGCTTTTTTAGAATATGGTACAAGTAAAATGCAACCAAGACCATTTATGTTACCAGCATTTGAAAAAAGTAAAAAGCCAATTATAAATGCAGTATTAAATAGAGTTAAACAAAAAATTATGGAATATACTAAATGACAGATTTTGCAGTTACTTTACAAACAGCAGTATATAATGCTTTATTAGCAAGTAGTCCTCTTACCACAAAGTTAGGAGGAAATAATATTTACGATTTTGTACCAGAGAATACAGCATTTCCTTATGTTAAGATCGGAGATCAAACAATGGTAGATGATGGAACAAAAACAAAAAAGGGTACTGATTTTACCCTTATGATTCATACTTTCTCAAGATATAGAGGAAGTAAGGAAATAAAAGAAATTATGTCATTAGTATATGATGTATTACACGAATCAAGCCTATCAGTATCAGGTGCTATGAATAATATGAGATTTGAGTTCTCTGATATAATAAAAGAAAATGATGGGTTAACAACACATGGAATGCAAAGATTTAGAGTTTTTGTATTGACAAATTAAAAAATAATTAATAAAAAAATAAACAAGGAGAAACAACATGGCGGCACAAAAAGGTTCAGCGTTTTTATTGAAAGAAAATAGTAGTGGAACAGCAATAGTTATTGGTGGAATGAGAAGTACATCAATGTCTATTAATGGAGAAACAGTTGACATAACAGCAAAAGATTCAGCAACATTTGATGGAGCATCAGGAAACGATATAGGTAGAGCATTAGGATCAAATATGGGAATAAGAAGTATGTCTTTATCTGCAAGTGGAGTATTTACAGATTCTGCTGGAGAAAATAATGTAAGAGGTGCGGCATTTACTGGAGATTCATTAAATTATGATTTAGTGTTTGGAGATGGTTCAACTGTAAAAGGTGCATTTATAATTACATCTTATGAAAGAGCAGGAGAATATAATGGAGAAGAAACTTTTTCAGTATCTCTTGAATCAAATGGTACAATGACTTACACAGATGCGTAATAACTAATAAGGAAAATGATATGGATTATACAGATGGGTTTAAAGTGATAGAAATAAAATTTCAAGGCGAGTCCTATAATGGTTTCTACAAGGTTACAAGAAAGGGAGTAGTTACTGTTGAAACAAGAAGTGATATTCCTGTTAAACCCTATGACCATATCACTATTGGTGTTAATGAATTAATTGTTCAAAAGGTTGAAGTTTATTCTACAAGAGCAGAAATTACTTGCGAAGATAAAGATACAAGTGATATAGTTAAATCAAATAAAACTTTGAAAAAACTAAAAAAATCTGAACCAAAAGAAAAAACATTAACTGAACAATTAATAGAAAAGGACACTAATGGCGAATCAGTATAAAGGCGAAGTCAAGGGTAAGCTGGGAGATAAAGAAAGAACTTTCAGACTTACCTTTGACAGTATAGTTAATATAGAAAACAGAACTGGTAAATCAATTTTAGAGATTACCAATAACATGGCTCAAAATAAATACTCTTTACAAGATGTAGTTATTGTTATGCACGAAGGACTTCAAGGTGCTGGTGGTAAATTTACTCAATCAGCAGTTGGTGATATGGTTATTCAAACAGGATTACTAAAAATTGCAATACTATGTTCAGAAGTTTTAATGACAATATTTACAGGCGATAAAGCAGAAGAAGATTCCCCTTTAGTACAGGGGGAGAACGAGCCGAAAAATACCCAATCCAGCAATATCTAGAAATAGGTCTTGGTGTATTAAAATTCTCCCCTAAAGTATTTTGGGATTTATCAATAACAGAATTTATGTCAGCTTTGAATGGTTATCATTTAAAGAATGGCAAAAGTAAAACTAATAATCCATTAGTTAAAAACGAAATGGAAAATTTAATGAGACAATTCCCAGATTAATATTATGGCATCAAATTTAGCAACTATCAGAGTAGAACTTATTGCAAATGCACAGAAGTTTAAGTCTAATATAGACAAAGCATCTACTAGTCTTAAAAAAGTAAATAAATCTAGTGTTACTACTGCAAAAGGTGCATCTAAATTACAAGCTAAAATGAGAGATGTTGCAGGTTCTATTGCGGCAGTACAAGGTCCACTTGGTCCAGTAGCTGGTCGTTTAAATGCTATTGGTGCAATAATGGGTAGAGTTAGTCTAAAAGGACTGGCTATGACTGGAGCATTCGTTGCGGCAGGTTTTGCACTTACTAAATTAATTAAGAATGTTACTGCTGTTCAAACGCAGATGCTTAAATTAGAAGGAATTTTAAAAGCAACAGGTGGTGCAGCAGGATTAAGTTTATCTGAAATAGAAAATTTATCTACAGAAATAGGTATTGCAACTTTAGCATCAACTTCAAAAGTTAGAGATGCTGCAGGTATAATGTTAACCTTTAAATCTATAACTGGAGATGCTTTTAAAGACGCATTAAGATTAGCACAAGATTTAGCAGAAGTAGGTTTTGGAGATTTAAAAATGGGTGCTACTCAATTAGGTAAAGCACTTGAAGATCCAATCGTTGGTTTAGGTGCATTAAGACGAGTAGGTGTTTCATTTACAGATGCACAAAAAGAAATGATTAAAGTGCTTACTATGACTGGTAGAAAAGCAGAAGCACAAAGAATTATTTTAGATGCGTTAGATCAACAAGTAGGTGGTGCTGGTGTTAAAGCTGCAACTGGTTTAGCTGGTGCAATAGATTCATTAAGAGAAAAACTTGATATATTTTTTGAAAGAAGCAAACTTGGTGTTGCAATAGTTAATGGCTTAACTTGGGCAATTACTCAATTAGGTAACGCATTTGGAGATGTTGATTTAAAAGCTAGTACATTAACAACTCTTAAACAAGTTACTGATGAAATTAAAGAGATGAAAGCCGAAATGGCAACTCTTGATATTGAAGATGCAATTGGTGCTGATTTAAACGAGGGTGTATTAACAAAAGATCAGAAAAGATATGCTGAATTACAAAAATTAATTGAAGAACATAAAAAACAATTAGACAATTTAATTGATAAAGAAAATAGAGATGCAAATAGACGATCTGCAATAACTTCTAAAAAAGTTAAAGAAGAACATATGTTGCAGAAAGTAAGAGAAACTTCAGAAAAGAAAGCAATAAGAGAACATAATAGAGCAATTCAAGCATTTGGTAAAACTCAAGATGAATTAAAAGTTTTAAATGAAATGTATGCAATACAAGATGAATTAAGAAAAAAAATTGGTAGTGATGGTGCAGAAGCAGAAGCAGCAGTTCAAGAACAAGTTTTAAAATCAATAGAAGGTATTGTTGCTAGAAATGAAGAATTTAAAAAGTTTGCTGATATACAAAGAGATTTAGATGCAGTAGCAAAAGGAGTTGGAAATACATTCGCAAGTGTTGGAGATAAAATATCTGATGCTATGTTTAGAGGTAAATTACACACTTTAGATTTTAAAAATATTTTATATGAAATGGTAATAGCATTACAAAAAATGATTTTCAAAGTAATGGTATTAGATCAAATTCAAAGACAAATAGAAGAAAGAATGAGTAAAGGTAATATAATTAAAGATATACTTGGTGTATTTACAGGTGGTAGTGCTACAACAGGAACTACACTTCCAGGACAAGCAGGTGGTGGAACAGTACAACAAGGATCACCAACTTTAGTTGGAGAAAGAGGTCCAGAGTTATTTGTTCCTAATAGTGCAGGTTCAATTAAAAATAATTCAGATACAAAAAGTATAGGTGGTGGTGGTGGTGGAGTAGCTATTACACAAAATTTAAACTTTGCTGTTGGTATAACTAATACTGTAAGAGCAGAAATTATGAATATGTTACCAGCAATTCAACAATCAACAATATCAGCAGTTGCAGACGCAAAGCAACGAGGTGGTAAATTTAGTAAGGCATTTGGAGCATAATAATGGCATCATACACACCTAGTTACCCTTTGACACTTCCTACTGTTACAGGAATTAAAACACAAAATTTTGGATTAAATAGAGTAGTAGCTGTTACTGAATCTCCATTTACTAATCAAGAACAAGTTTATGAACATGATGGAGCACAATGGAAAGCTACCTTTACTTTACCACCTATGAAGAAAGATAGTGCTTCTATATGGTTGGCTTTTCTTATGTCTTTAAGAGGTCGTAGAGGAACTTTTAAAATAGGAGATCAAGATAGAAAAACTATTCAAGGAACAGCAACAGGAACAGTTTTAGTTAGAGGTGCGGCACAAACTGGTAATGCTATTAATTTAGATGGCTTTACTGCAAGTAGAGCAAATGTTTTTTTAGCTGGAGATTATATTCAAATCAATAGTTATCTTTATATGGTAAGTGCTAATGTAACTGCAAATGGAAGTGGAGAAGCAACTGTTTATGTTGAACCATCTTTAAGAACAGGCATTGAAGCTATTAATGATAATACAACAGTAGTTTATTCAAATACAACAACAGTAATGAAACTAGATACTAACGAACTTAATTGGGATACAAACAATGTAAGTGTTTATGGAATATCTTTTTCTTGTAGTGAGTCTTTATAATGAACATATTAGATTTATTAAAAAAAAATTTTGTTTTAGTACCAGTTATAGCATCAATCCTTTTTGGAACTTTTACTGGTATAAAATATATAGTTAATCTTACAGATACTATAAATGCTAATCAACTAGAAATAGTAAAAATACAAGAAGTTCAAATAAAAGATTTGCGTAGAGATTTAGCTTACGAACAAGAGAAAATGGCAGATGTAAAAACTAGACTTGCATCAGCAGAAGCTACATGGCAGATGGCAGAGAACCTATACAATGTACTTGCTAATACTGTACGAGAACAGGGCTATGATATTAAAGATGTAGCTAGAGATTTATTAAACAATTAAAAAATTAAGGATTTATGGTAGATGATAATGGATTACAGATTTACAGCAATATTAATATTATCTATGTGCCTAATGGTTTTTTTTGTTAAACCTGCTCACCCTAGAAATGAATATCTTCAAAACGATGGAGGACAATGTGTCTATGGAAGCATAGAAGCATCTATTAACAAAATTGAAACCGAACATGATTATCGTATTCCAAGTACCAGTGATTATGATAATGATAGACACGAACTAAGGTTTTCATTTAGAAAAAATTTAGGTCTATCTAAAAAAAATTGTGACACACAAAATAGAATGAGAACAGAAAATCTTATATTAAAACAACAATTAGAATTATTAAAACATTGTAATAAAGTTAATGCTAATCCTAGTTATCTATATAATGAAAACTTTAAATCGTTGGCTTTAAAGTGTAAGGGAATAATATCAGTTAATGAAGAAGTTCTTAATAAGAAAGAAGAAGGAAATCATTGGGATAATTTAAAAAAAGAATATATGGAAAAAAATCCAGATGATTATATGGGAGAAGACCCTACAAAGAAAAAATTAAAAATACCTAAATATTTAACAGATGAGTTACCAATACCAGAATGAGAGATTTAAAAAAAATAATAAGCTATTCTAATTTAATTAAGAAAAAAGCCAAAGAAATGATTTTATTTAAGTCTTTGAAAAAAGAAGTTGAAACTGGTGCTAATGGAACACAATCTTACATTATAAAAAAGGGAATTAATAAAGGTAAGAAATGTTAAGACCTATATTAAAATTTATTGTTAAACTTCGCATGAAGTATGCAGATTTAAGAGGTCATCATGGTAAAAGATGGGATTACGAACCATCTGAACATTATATGAGGAAAAAGAAAAAATGAATATAGATAAATGTAAAGAGTGTAATTGTAATTGTCATTGTAATGTTAAAGAACATTCTGATTTATATGGAGTTTGTCCTTGTGAAGATTGTAAGTGTGAGAATCCAAAAAATGAGGGCGAGGAGTGCCTATCATGTCAGTAAAATTATCAGATAATACAGCAGTAAGTATGCCAATTAAAAATATGATTGGTATTGTTATGGCAGTAGCCATGGGAGTATTTGCTTATACAGAAGTGACAGCAAGACTAACAAGCCTTGAAACTTCAAGAGAATTATTTCAAGCAGACTTATTAAAGAAGTCAGAACAGCTTCCAACTGACCAAGAACAATTTATGTTAATAGAAAATTTATATAAAGTTACAGAAAAACTTGAAATAACTCAAGAACAAAATATGACCAACAAAGTTAATATACAATTTTTAAACAAACAATTAGAAAAAGCATTGATTGATGTTGAGGCATTAAAAGATAAAGTTAGAAAGAATGGTAATGGTAATGAACACTAAAGGTATAAGATTTTTAATATGTTTAAAGAATAAAATGTTAGAATGGTTAGAAGTAATATTTGTTACATGGTTATGGTTAATGATATTGCCTATAGCTTTTATATTTTCTTTATTTGAAAAAAGGAAAAAAAATGATTGAAGTTGTAGTTGCATTATTAATGATTGTTAATGGAGAGATTAAAGAGCACAGAATACAAGACTCCATGTCCACTTGTTTAAAGGGTAAACGTATTGCTACTAGAGTTTATAACGCAAATGTAGAATACCAATGTATTAAGTCTAAAGCAGAAACAGAAATTTATATGGGTGAAAAATCAATTAAAAAACTTATATTAGAATAATAAATTAAAAAAAATTAAATATAAATAATATGTCAAGAGATATAACAAGTGCTTTCAATACAGCTATAACAAGTAAAGTGGTTAGACCACTTATGGCAGTTGAATTAGAATTTAGTGATGGAACATTAAGAATGTGGAATGGTTATGGAGATATAACTATGACTGCTGGTGGTTCTTCACAAACATTTACTGGTGCTGGAGATTTACTAGGTATTTCAGAAATAGAAGAAAGTGATATATTGTCTATGAGTGGAGTTACTTTAACTTTATCAGGAATTAAATCTAGTTTAATTTCTACTGCTTTGTCAGCACAATATACAAATAGAAATGGTGCAATTTATTTAGGTTTATTTGATACTTCTGCAAATGTAATTGCTGATGTTTACACTTTGTTTAAAGGTAAAATGGACGTCTTAAATATTTCAGAAGGACAACAAACAACAATGATTCAATTAAAATTAGAAAGTAGATTGGTTTCTTTTGAAAAAGCATCTAACAGAATGTACACTTTAGAAGATCAAAAGGTTGATTACTCAAATGATTTAGGTTTTGAATTTATACCTGACTTACAAGATAAAGAAATTATATGGGGAAAAGCTACTAATTAATGAGAGTTGAAAATTGGGCTTCAAAATTAGAGTTG